GATATTCTTTCTTTAGAAGAAAAGCGAGCATTAAGGTTAAATACTAGAGCTAAATACGCAAGAGATTTCATCGATTGTTTTTCTGACGTAGAAAAGCTGGAATTTGATCCTAAGTCCTTTTGTGAAAATCTAATATATACTGAACGTTCCATATTATGGAGTTTAGATAATCTGGAGGAATTAAAAGGAAAGAAATTTATAGAAAAAATTACACTGGAAAAGCAAATCGTATCAGAAGGGAAAGAAGAATGGGTTACAGAAATATATAATATTAATGAACTCCATGAATTTGAACAAATTGACTATACAGAAAAAAGAGTGCTTTTTTCTATTTTGCCTAATATAGATATTGACAACCTACTCAATCGGGAATAGGATTACCGCACAACAATTTCTTCTAGCGGTTTCCGCACCCGACAGCATAGCGGTTTTTTTATGCCTAAAATTTAAATGTGCAGATCTGCATATTTAGAAAAAAGGTACAGAAATGTACCTTTCGAGGATCGGGTCGAGAGAACGATATACAATACATCTGAATAAGTTCCGCCGTCTAGAAGCGGTTGTTGAAGCCCGATCACCCTACAAAAATGATCGAACGATAAACAAAACTTCTAGAGGGCATAAACATGTCAAACTTAACAATTCTTAAAACTTCTATTCGTTCATACGAAAATCTATTTTCATTAAATGACCTTCATGTCGCCAGCGGCGGATTAGGAAAACATCGTCCAAGTTTATTTGCTCGTAATGAACAAACTAAAGAACTGGTAAAAGAGATTGAAAATGACCGAAGCACAAAAACGATCTTCGCTTTAAAAACAATTCGTGGCGGTTCTGATATTTCAAAGCAAGGCACGTGGGCTTGCGAAGAATTAATGCTTGCCTATGCAATGTGGATTAGTCCTAAATTCCATTTAGTTGTATTACGTGCGTTCTTGAATTTGCACAAAAATTCAACCGCACTTTTACCTAACACTCTCACCCCAGAGCAACAACAGGCGATCCAATCTGCCGTACAACAAGCGCACCACAGAACAGGGTTAAGTTATGCGGAAATCTATCGCCAAATTAAGAGTATTTTTAAAGTAGCGAAATACGACCAACTGCCACAAAACCAGTTCGGAAATGCAATAGCGTTTATCGTGAATTTACAACCTATCGCACTCCAACCGGCTGAAAAGAAATTCACCTTTGAATTTACCGAGTATGAATTACAACAGCTTGCCTGGTTATGGTTTGCTTTTAAACGTGGCGTAGGTACATTCCAGCATATCGAAAAAGCCTTTAACGTTTTAGGCTCAAATATGAGCGGGCAAATCTACGGACAGGCTTACGAATATTTAAGCGTTCTACGCTCAACCAATCAAATCTTAAACCGCATCACAAGTGATTTTAACATCGACCCAATGACAAACTGGCGTGTATTAAAACACTTGCGAGACTTTAATCCAAAAGCAGTCAAAATCGACTTCTAAAGCAACGAAAAATCCGACCGCACTTTACCGTGTGGCGGATTTTCACACCCTAAATTCACTAAATTGATTAAAAAGGAAACAAAAATGGAAAAATTTACTGATACATTCGCAGAAATCGCACGCCCTTTAACAAAGATTGCTTGTGCGATGTTTATCGTCTTTTTGATTGGCGGAATCTCCTATTGTTTTGCAAGTGAGCCTACCGCGCTCGAACGAGAAAAAGCGAGAGTGCAATGGATTGCCGAGAATGGGCAATATCAACCAAATCTAACAGAGTCAGCGAAACAAGAGGCTCTAGCTTACACAAATATTAAACAAAAGGAATTAGACCGTGGGAAAAACGGAAGTAGAAATTAAGATTGAGCCTTATCCGAAAGGTGGATGGTATGTTGTTGAAAGAGTTGGCGGTAAAGTTTGGTGGCAGTCATCAAATTACCAGTCAATAGAGCTTGCGGAAGTGCGGTTAAAAGAGCGTGAAGAGTTAAAAGCCAATATGGCTAAATTGCTTGATAAAAAGCTCGCTAAGCGATTAAAACCGAGAAGTGGACTAGCAACAAATCCAACAGTTAAAAAGCGTGAATATAACGCTAGACAACGTTATTTAACGCGGTTCGATGAATATAACGAGCAGCGCAATAAACAGCCTAAAAACCAAAGACAAAACGAATTCAAACTATCTGACATTAGAGAGTTATTTGGTATGCAGGCAACCACTGTTGAACGAGCTATTAATAATGGCTATTTGAGAATTCCAACAGGGAAAACGCTGTTAAAAGGATATTGGGTTCGTCTGTTTAGTTACGATGACATCAAAGATTATTTTGAGCATTTAAGAGGGTTACAAAATGGAAAGCCTACAAGCACAATGGGAACGCAAAACGTTCAATGATTGGGATAAGCAGTGCAGCAAAGAAGATGATTACAATCGGGCGGTAGAAATGGAAATAGAGAGCATTAAAGAAGATATTGCTAATTGTGATAGCGACACTCTCTGTGCCTTTAGCGAAAAGATGTTTGATGATGACGAATTTCTTAAGGCGGTTGCACTTGGCACTGATTATGAAGAAATGCGAATTAAAATTCTGACCGCTATGGCGGAAGATAGATTGGAACAATTAGAAAAGGATTACAAAAATGGATACATCCTTAATGATTATTCGAAAGGATAAAGACTGCTCCGTCAACAAAGAGCGAGAGCAAAAACTTAATGAATTCCAAGATTGGCTAATGAGTGGAATTATCGACCCACAAAGAGCAAAAGAAATCATTGAGCTTTATTACAAAGAAATGCCATTTTAGGTGAACAAAATGAAAATCTATCTAGATATTGAAACAATTCCAACACAAAGCAAAGAGCATCAAGATTTTGTGTGTAAAAACCTTAAACCACCTGCGAATTACAAGAACGAAGAAGCGATTAACAAGTGGCTCGAAGAAAACAAAGAGCTTGCAGTTAATAAGACTTCTTTAGATGGTGCGTTTGGTGAAGTTGTGGTGATTAGTGCAGCAATCAACGATGATGAAGTGGTTACTTTTTATCGCAAAGATTGGCAAGTTAAAGACCGTGAGAAAGATATTTTGACACGGTTCAATAATTGGCTAAAAGAGCAAGCCAATAGATGTAAAACAGTTCCAGTGTTTATCGGACACAATGTAACGAGCTTTGATGGTTTGTTCTTGTGGCAACGCTGCATCATTAATGGCGTGAAACCATATTACAAGATGGACAAACGAAACACTTACGACACAATGTGGGAATGGTGCGGATATAACCGAGAATCAAAACCTAGTCTTAATAAGCTGTGCCAGGTTCTTAATATTGAGCAGAAAGGCGATATTGATGGTTCTAAGGTATGGCAAGCGGTACAAGATGGCCGAATTGATGAAGTCGCTAAATATTGCGCTAAAGATGTTGAGCGAGTACGAGCGATTTATAAACGAATGAATTTTGAGGTGTAGAAATGGCTGATAAAAAACAATCGTTACAGCGTAGAGCGTGGGATTTATTGAGTGCGATTAACGTAAACGATAAAACAGAAACAAAAGGCACTGGAAAATATGCTCTAACCTACCTTTCTTGGGCTTGGGCTTGGGGTGTGCTTATGGAACACTTTCCGGAAAGTGTTTATGAAATTCACCAAGACAGAATTCTACCAGATGAATCTGTGATGGTATCGGTAACATTAACAATTAAAGATGGCGATGAGCAGTTTAGTCGTTTTATGTGGCTGCCTGTAATGGATCACTTGAACAAGTCCATTAAAAACCCAACCGCTACGGATATTAATAAGGCAATTATGCGATGCCTTGCGAAAACAATCGCAATGTGTGGACTTGGGCATTACATTTACGCAGGCGAAGATTTGCCAGTGAGTGAAGAAACCCCAAAGACAAAATCACAAGAACTCTCTCAAAAATCAACCCAGCAGAATGTGAATTCTATTCCTTGTGAACAATATCACAAAGACGTTGAGAACTTGAGAAAGAGATTACTTAACAAGACAAAAGAGCAAATCGAAGAAGAAAAACTTTACGATAAATCTATCAACTGGTTAAAAGAGAATAATCTCCACGATTTGATTGATGAATATAACTTAATGTACAACGACTTTTTATTAAATTTAATATAAGGAAACAACAAAATGGCAGGAGTAAATCGAGTAATTATTATTGGTCACTTAGGCAACGACCCAGAAATCCGCACAATGCCAAATGGTGAGATGATTGCAAATATCAGTGTGGCAACAAGTGAAAGTTGGACGGATAAAAACTCAGGCGAGAAAAAAACTCAAACAGAATGGCATCGCATTGTACTCTATCGCAGACTTGCTGAAATTACTGCTCAATATCTTACCAAAGGCTCACAAGTCTATATTGAGGGGCGTTTGAAAACTCGCAAATGGCAAGATAGCAACGGACAAGACCGATACACTACCGAAATTCAAGGTGATAACTTACAGATGTTAGGCGGTCGCCAAGATGAGCCTAAACAAGCCAAGTCAAGCAAAGCAAAACCTGAGCCATTAAGTGCAATGGCTGAACAAGGTGATAGCTTTGACGATAACATTCCATTCTAGGTGGCATTATGTCTGATATATCTTTAACGCTTTACGATGAGAAGATTGTCAGTCTAGATAGTGATTCAATCTTCTATATTAAGCCTTTTAACGGCGGCTCAATTATCACAACAAAGGACGGCAGATTGTATTCTGTCAAAGAAAGCCAAAATAGAATTTTAAAAATGATACAAGCCGCAAAATAGCGGCTTTTCTTTTGGGTGAAAAAAATGAAAAAAGAAAACAAAGAAATTATTGCATACAAAGGATTTGATAAAAACCTTAAATGCCGAGACTATCAATACGAAATAGGTAAAACTTTTGAGCATGATGGAGCGGTCAAGGCGTGCGAAAGTGGATTTCACGCCTGCGAATATCCTCTTGATGTTTTTAGTTATTATCCTCCGTCAAGCAGTCGTTTTGCCGTTGTCAAAATGCATGGAGAGACATCAAAAGATAGCGATGATACTAAAATTGCCTCAGCAAAAATAACAATCGAAACGGAAATCAAACTGCCAGAAATGATTAATCGAGCGGTTGACTGGATTAAAAATAAAGTTAATTGGGGCGACGACAAAGTATCAAATACTGGCGATTGGTCAGCAGCTACAAATACTGGCAATCAGTCAGCAGCTACAAATACTGGCGATTGGTCAGCAGCTACAAATACTGGCAATCAGTCAGCAGCTACAAATACTGGCAATCAGTCAGCAGCTACAAATACTGGCAATCAGTCAGCAGCCAAGGTATCTGGGCGTGGATCAGTCGCTATTGCGATAGGGTGTAATTCTAAATCTAAAGCGGATAATGGTGGTGCTATTGTATGCGTTTATAGAAATTGCAACGGCAATCTGATACATATCAAGGCGTCCAAAGTTGGCGAAAACGGAATTAAGGCAAACACATGGTACACACTTGATGCTGATGGAGAGTTTGTTGAGGTTGAGAATGACGAATAACAAACAAGCAGAACACGAATTAGCAGAATTACACGAAAAGGAACGGAGTTTAGAAAAGGCGTTGGAGCTTGTGCGTGAGAGAATCCGTGAGTTAGTTAATTACACAGATAAGAACAAGGAGCAGAAATGAATGAGATTAAAGTCGGCATCCCTTATTCATTTTTCAAAATGATATTTGGTTCATACTTTGCCGTAAATATATCTCTACCAGCAACAGCAGCAGTATATGCCATCGAGCAAACCAAGGAATATTGGATTTTAATGGATAGCGAGATGAGAAATGAAATTATAGAGCATTGTGAGCAAATTGTTGAAAATTCATCAATTAAAAGCGTATTAAAAGGCTTTATAAAATGGGCAAAAGAAAATATTGATGCTGAACATCGAAAAAGTTTACAGCGACCACTGGTTGATATGTTGCCAGTTGTTAATCTTGGCAATCAAAAGCAGTAAATCAATATTTAACAAATCCAATAGGCGTTCCAAGTGAGCGCCTTTTGTTTTAATGGAGAAAGAAAATGAAAGAATTTAACTTAGATGCAGCTTTAAATGGCGAGCCAGTGATGCTTAGAAATGGCTGCAAGGGTGTTGTGTATTACAAAATCCCTAAAGAATACGTTTTTTCGGATGGGAGTAATTCCGCATTTCCTTTGAAGGGGTTAATTTTTGATGAAGATGGATTTATTAAGGATAGCTCTTATTTTTGGACTGACAACGGGTTATGCAATCATGAAAGCTATCACCCACATGACATAATCGGAATGTACGAAGAGCCAAAGATTAGCGTTGAAGATTTACCTAAGCCGTTTACTCCTACACAAGGCGATACTTATTTTTACATCTGTGGGTTTAAAATTTTTAAAATAAACAATTTTTTTGAAAACAGTACTTTTGACACAGGAAATTCCAAAAATGGGCAATGTTTCCGCACAAAAGAAGATGCTCAAAAATGGCTTGATTTTATGAAAAGTATGATGGAGTAAGTATGAGTGAGAAAGTTTATGAGTTTAAAACTGTTATGGATTTTTTACAGCTAACAGAAGAACAGTTTAATCGTTTCTTGCCTGATTTTATCCATTGGTTTGCTATTCGCAAAACATTTATACAAAAGAAACAAATAGCTATCGAAGAGCTTGGTGTTTTTGTGCATGTTAATCCGGAACCGGTTATTAAGTGGAAGGATGATGGAAAAACTGGGGTTGATGGTTACGAAGTAACGATTAGACATCATCAAGATGGCGAAAATGATATAAAAATCAAGGTAAAAAAGGAGTGAAAATGAGCATATTTATCACACATGGCAACCGTTTAATCGACTTTGCCAACCCACAAAATAGCGACATTCATATTGATGACATTATTCATCATTTAGCAATGATTCCACGATTCGGTGGCAAATTAGATGTGCATTATTCCGTGCTTGATCACAGTGTTTTTGCTGGGGCAATAGCTAAAACGTGCTTGAAAGTTGATGATATGACCGCTTTTGCAGTTTTGATGCACGACGCCCAAGAGGCTTTTTTGGGAGATGTTACCAGCCCGTTAAAACAATTATTGCCGGACTACAAAAAAATCGAAAAAGCATTCGAAATGGTTATCCGAGATAAATTTAAGATACGCATCAAAGCCGAAATGGAGATTGTCGTCAAAACCGCTGATATTTTGGCATTAAAAGCGGAAAAACAAGCATTTATCCAAACTCCTGCGGAGCTCGCTGAGCATTGGCGATTTTTGGACAAATTTCCGACCGTGCCAATATCGCCGCGGGAATATATCAATAGCAAAGCACTGTTTAAAGACGCGTTTAACTACTATAACAAAGCCTTAAATTTAGGGCATAAGGAGATCTAAAAATGAAAAAATATTTTGCTTATGACGCGTTAGAGCGCGAATTTACAACATACGACACACTACAAGAAGCTAAATCACAAGGGCAAGACTGTGTTGACGAAATTTTTGATATTGGTGCTGATAATGGTTTCGGAGATGAAATTGAAGACGGCATAAAAGAAACGTGTTTTGGGGTTGTATTAGGTGGGTTTGATTTACCGACCAGACCGCTCACCGAAGAGGAAAAAGAAGTCTATGCCGATGAGTTCGCTTTCATGGTTGAAAATCCGGTGCTTGTTGAGTATCCGCAAAATGAGTGGATTAAGTGTTCAGAGCAGTTGCCTGAATTATATCATACAGTTTTTAGTGGCATTATCTCAAAAGATGTACTGCTATATGGCATACCATATAACGACGGCGAAGAAGAAATGCGAGTTTTTGTTGGATACATGAGAGAAGATAACGAATTTTACACAGAAGATTCTGGTAAGTGTGATGTTGTTACTCACTGGCAACCACTTCCAGCACCGCCGAAAGATAAATAGCCTTAGCCTCTATAACCATTTTCGTTAAGGAAGAAGATTTATAAATAATGCCGCTCTTATGGGCGGTTTTTTATTGGAGTAAAAAATGTACAAAACACCTCTATTTATTTGTAGATTGCTTAAACGTGAGCCTGTAACCCCATGGAAAGAGTTACTAGATAGCTTGGAGAATACCCCTCAAGAATGGGTATCTGATGAATTTACTTTGATAAATAAAAGAAATAAAGCAGAATTTTGGATTGCAAATGGATACTATTTTTTAAAAATGTATCCTGGCGAATTAGCAATCCCAATCTCTCAAAGATACAGAATTTACAAGGCAGTAAATGAAATACAAGCAGCCTTGTTTAAATCAAAAGAATAATGGATTACTATTGGAGCTTTTATGGATAAAATAACTCTATCAGAAAAAGCGGAAGAAGAAATGTCAGAAGCAATTAAAGTGATGGCTGTTTCCGCTTTTACAGAAAAAAGCCAAAACTTAATCCCTTTGGAATACGTTGCGGCATTAGTTGGCTGCAAGTATCAGCGGACTGCGAATGTTATCGTCAAAGACCCAACATTCCCAAAGGGTGTGAGATTAAGTGAAAAATCACACGCTCGATGGATAGCCGGCGAAGTTATCCGCTGGTGCAGGATTAACGCCAAACGCATCAAATAA